CACACTCAATAGAAAACAAGAACGAGGTGCTTGGACATACTGCGTATACAGTAAGTGATATTGTAGAAGGGCTTGCTGCGGTCTTTGGTACTACCAACACGCTCCATGAGGTTGCATCATCAGGAGCACCTGCAGTCAAAGCCAACTCCCCCGCCGCCACGTTGATTGTATTAGTACCTCCCGAGGGGATAAATGTACTTCCGTTCCAATCAAAGACATTTAGCGTGTGAGGACCAAGCAACGTACAAGGAGGGATGGGTGGCGCTGAGTTACCCAAATAGGTAGGACCACCCGGTGCACCCGCAAGATACCCAAAGAACGGTGAGCTAAACTCGTTGTACACATTACCGTCATAGTTGACAATCATTCCATCAGGAAGGTTACCAACGCGGAAGCGAATGACGATAGCACCTGTAGTAGCGGGTAATATTCCCGTGTCAATAGTCATTCTGTACTCCCCCTCATCTCCTGATAAATCTCCCTCAATGTTACAAGGGTATCCACAAGAGGGACACGGCTGAACAGGAAGAAGCACGCCCATCAACTGCTCTCTTATGTTTATCCCATCAGAGTAGTATCCGTCAGGGGCAGGTATTGTCAAGGCTGAGTTTGAGTACACTGCAGTAGAGTCTACTAACGAGGTCCCGTCTAAAAAATATGGTAGTGATATTGGCATAGTATTTTTATAAGCTGCATTCGCAAGAATTTGTAACTGTAAACTCTAATTCACCGCCTGGGTCACTCGGGACACTACCTGCTATTACACAAAATGTAATCGTCATAAAGGCAGGAATATTCAGAAAAATTGTACTTTCTTCACAGTCTTTGTATCTTAAAAGTATATCTCTTGCAGTGGGGTTGTAAGCCGTCCAAGTCCAACAGGTGCTATCGGGACAGCAGCCACAGTCATTTGATAAATCAACATTTGCCTCTCCTGCTGATACGGAAATAGTAGATCCAATCTCGACGCAAACTTGTAGCGCTTGATTCGGTAATATTTCCTGATTGGTCGGAAGTCCTGTGTCGCAGTCAATGTAGTCAATCTTACCAGTTTGGAATATTGAAGTCCATACCACGTACTCTTGACAACGCTCTTCACAACCCACACAATCACATTCTATAAACCTTACTGACACATCTCCCGCGGTGATGTAATACTGAGCGTTAACAATACATAGGGTTACCACCTCTCCCGGGTCTAATGTAATTGTAATTTCTTCTCCAATGCCGCATAGCCCATCTGGCAAATACACATCGGCCTTTTCCTCACCTGAGTTATTTATAAAAGTGTACGAGATACACTCTGCCTCACAAGGAACACAGTCGCAGCATAACTCTAAAAAATCTTCGGGCTCCCCATATTTAGAAAAACATAAGTTTGAAATGCTTGAGTTTCTCAAGTCCCAAATCAGATATAGATAATCACCGCTAACAGTAGGAGGGACAGTGAATGATGTTTGATATAGAGTCGGGCCACCCGTAATTGGAGTGGCTAATGAGCTTGCAGATAGCAAAGCGTTAATATCAAGCGGAGTGTTAGCGTAAAAAGTACTTGTTCTTAAATACTTAAAACTATTCCCAAGGGGATTGAAGTCGTAGGTATCAGGCACTATCTTATTTGTTCCGAGTATCAACGTGCTCAACTCAGTAGGTATTGCCCCCGTACCGGCAGCTCCTGTATTGATATTATATCTTGACACTACAGGGTTTGTTCCCGTCTGAAACAACACGGCACTTGATTGTAGCGGGCCGGTATAAAAACCGTCAATGTATCTGTATTGTGTATGTATAGTCTCGCCTGAGTTTAAATCGCTTGTAACAACAACCTCAACTACGTTAAGTATTTCAGGGTCAGGGCAACTTACAGATATAGACAACACAACATCGCCATTAGAAACATTGATAGCCACATTAGCGGTAGTCACCGTTATTGAGTTTTTAATAAAGGTAATAGAACCACTACTGTTTATTAAGCCCGACGAGTACGTATTGCCATCATAAACAACGTTAATAGAAAAAGTTGCCCCCGAGTCAATACTTAAAACGGTCCAAGTGACGGTAACATCTCCAACAATAGAACCCAACTCAACACAGTAATTAGCAAGTTTAATTTTACCTCCTTCAGGCGCTGAACCTGAGATTGTTTGAGACACGCCGCATGCCAAGCATTCGATAATATTAGGAAGCTCTCTGTCATTGGTAGATAAGACATACTCATTCATGTAAGGGTCATACCCTCCGAGCTTTTGAGTGGTGAAAGAAGTGATGAACTCATCTCTAAACCACGTTCTCATATTGGCTTCTGATATAACAGCCAACTGATCCTGTTGCATTGAGTCTCCCTTGATTTGAATTACTGCACCACGCTTAACGTCAGTGAAGAACCTGTCATAACCCCATTGAACATAGCTCTCAGGATTAAAACTGATACCATACTTTTCTACGCGTGCTATCTGAGTACCCAATACCTCAGGTACAGAGGTAAGTGCACTACCTGCTCCAGCGTCTGACAATAAATTCTTTCCTGCTAACACATACGATATCTTATCCTCTTGAAGAACAAGCACGTCGGTCTCTCTTCCGTCTATTATCTGAACATCACCAAAGGACGTCTCTAAGTTTTTGAAATTCAAAAGACCTGCATTAAACTCATTGAGTTTATTAACATTAGTCTCTTGGTTATACACACCGCTATAGGTTATGTCAGCAAATCTTCTCGCCTCCTTGTAGTCTTGAGCAGCTACTGTAGTCACGCGTTCTCCTAAGTTAAAACTTCTACCAACAATAGAGTCTCTAATTTTATAACTTTCTACTCCATTACCAAATGAAAAGCAGTTAAAAAATCCTGTATCAAACACACCGTCAATGCCGGTTGCAATATCTTGAGATATATCACCCGCAGCTCCATTCGATAGATGGTCTCCTTTTTTGCTAATAGGAAACGACAAGTTATTTTCAAAGAAAATATCGGGGAGAGTATCAGTAGGCTCCGTCTCAAATATCAATGTGTTTACTGAGCGGTAAATAACAAAGTCAGCTAAAACAGTTGACACTCTACGATCGTTCCTACCATCACAAGCTTTTGTCCCTGTTATTTGAAACCATAATTGATTGTTAGGTGCGTCTCTCCTAAATCTATAGTAATTTATACATTCATTACCGATAGGAGGATAAGGACCTAAAGATGAGATAAACACATTTGATATAGGACAACCTCCAGTCCCGACCTCTGATATTCCATTATCTAATACTCCCTCTACGTTATCACCAACAAACCAATCGTACATATTGTCGTAATCGGCAGATGAGACAAGCGTAACCTCTAAAGTATATATCCTTCTTTCACAACTACGGTTACCATTTCCCACCCCCCTTCTTGTCAGCTTGATCTTAAATGAAATAATAGATCCTGCTGGAACGGTATAGTCAATATACATCCCCGGGTTTGCGGGATCTGGTATATTCATCGGATATACAAGCTGAGGATATCCTTCGTAGCCCACTGTCGTCGAGGCCTCACCCGGATCAATAACGCTTCCCTCCACTTGCGTCGCCTGAAACCCACTCGGGGTTATCTTCATATAAACACCCGCAGGAGGAACAGCTCCACTAACAGTTGTTATAAAGCCCGACTGCTGTGCTTCTTTCTCAAGCACCGTAGCGTAAGCACAATTTAATAAAGAACCATTTGAGTCTGCCTTTACAATATACCTATCACCACTCTCTACCTTACGCATGTTCTCACCCTGAAGCAAGAAGTAGACATCAGAGCTACCCTCTTTAACAAAGAAGATAGATGAATAGATAGTCTCATAGTTCTCAGTGTCAGCCTTGCAGACAAACTTATATCTCTTTGCCCATGCCGGAGCGCGCTGTGAAGTAGGTATTGTTACGGTGATAGAGTTTTTATTTGCTGACGCTGAACAAGGGACGTGTTCAGTGTTAAAGGGACTAACCAAAGCGGTAGTCGACCTATTAAACTCATCCATATATACCATAGCTATTTCATACCCTCTATTGCTATGTAGGCTACGAGGAGAGGCAATCTTCTGATAGTACCCCTCGACAGTTATTGTCTTATAGTATTCAGTTATTGTCTGAGTGATAGCCGTAGGGTCATCAACAAACTGCATCGCAACAAACTGAATATCAAAATACGTATCAAGAGAACTTGCTGTGATTATAGCCAAAGGTTCTCCCGGAGCTGTAATACCACTTTCATATTTAGTTACCGACGCAAAGGCGTTTGGGGTAGCTAATGTGTTAGGGATATTGCAGTTAAAGGAATCTGTAAACGTAGTACCGTCACAAGAGGTATCAGCCCCCGGTATAGGTGAATATACAGGAAGTATATTAAATGCTGTTCCTATTGCTTCTTGAAACTCAACACTCGTCACCATGTCAAACACCGAGGCGTAATCATTGGCAAGTATGAATATAAATGTAATGTCAGTATCAGGGGTTGTACCCGTAGGTAATGGCGCTGTGCCTGTAAACTGAGAGTGAGCAAACGTTAATTCTATAGTAATAGAAGCTCCTGCTATTAAAGCAAATGTACCCAACTCTACTCTTATTGTCGAGTCGGGTACAGTTAAAGCCCCGTCTATTGAATACACCCCTGTTATTGGTTTGATTTCAAGGGTCTCAAACCCTATCTCTGAAGAGATAAGTTCGGTGCTATATTCTAAATTTACAGGGCTTCCAAGGTAATCAATCAAATCATAACCTTCAATGTAATTACTATACATCAATCGGTTCCCCATGATTGTCTGCGCCTTAGCAAAGCGAGGTACGTTGTCAAACAATCTTAATATCTCGCTATCGTTTAATACTGTAAAAATCTTACTGCTATTAAATGTAATTGGCCAAGTGGTATTATCACCTATTCCTAACAATGCCTTATCGAGCTTTTCAATTACCTTGATGATATTATTACTTGCTTGCTTAAATAATAAGTCAATCCCAACGACAAGTGGTCCTCCTGTTTCGTACGTAACAACAGCTGCATTGTATACATTAACCATCCCCTCATTCAAAAAACTGTTAGGACTAAATTGAAAGTCAGAAGGAAAAAAAGCAGGTGCTGACCATTGAGAGGTTGCTGAATATTCTCCATTAACATACTTATATCTATAAGCAAAGCAGATGAAACGCTCTTCAAGATAATTATTTTCCCCGGGTTGGAATATTAAACTGACATCAGGAGAAGCCACAGGGGGCTTCTTAATTACAAGAAGAGCCTCTCTTAGTAGGTCAGGGTTACCGCCATAGTCAATATTGCTCGCATCGGGCTGCAAATAGTTTTTAGTAACATCTATAAACCTTGGTGCGTTGTAGTTGTCTGTAAAAAATAAAAGATCTTCAACCTTATTTACACTTGGAATAAGATATGTTGGGTTGAAATTTAATGTTGTATCACCTCCACCTCCACCATCAATGCTTGTTACGTGATAGGTAAGAGTATTGTTTAGTATGTTAAACGAGACGATAAGATCGAGCTTACCCGTAGCTCCTATTGAAAAATTTGAATCATGAACAAACCAATAGATAGTATCATTAGCGGTATCGGCAAAAGCACCAATACACAAAGCGTCTACACTAAGCCTATCTCCCGTAACAACATACAACAGGTCGGTGAGTACCGTATTACCTTTTGTATTCTCAATGACACCAATCTCTGAGTCCTCAGTAGAACCCATGCGGATATTCATTGCGTCGATATATTCTCCGTTAGGAACAATACGTTCATCGTACGTCTTGTTCATTCTACCCGAAGTGAAATTCCTTGTGAAATTTGCCATCTTATTTTATCATCTTGTCCATACCACGTAAGTTCATTAGCAATCTACCCGGGTGAATGTTACTCATTCTAATCTTAGCGTTTGCAAGTAAAGCTTTTCTATCTTTCTTTGCACGAGTTACAACATACTCCTGAACGCCGAACTTAGATGTTAATATCTCATACTTAATTGCTGCATAAATATATTGCTCAAAAAGTTTGTTAACAGAAATAAGCGAGTTGTCCCCACCTTCCATACCATCAGAGACATACTCAATGATACAGCTCTCGCCAGACATAGCCGAGTCAAAGTTAATAACCCCTGCTTTTTTGTTGATATTAAAGGTAGGATTGAAGTTAGCTGTCTCAGTATTTAAACCAATAGCAGCCCCTATCTGATAATCAAAATACCAATTACCATCAAAGTTGTATCCGAAAGACCCATTGTACTGACTTGCTTGATTTAAGTACAAGCTTTTCTTAGTGCCATAAAGTCTATCGTAGTCAATGTTTGAATACTGAGGCTCAAGTACATTGCCGTTGATATCAAAAAGAATGTTACCGCTATTGTCTTGGAGATACGCTCTTGATGAAAGGGTTTGAATATTCTCACTCAAGGGACGCAACCACCCGTCTTTATAAAGAGAGATGCGAACCCAATTGACAAAGTCAGACGGCAGCACAAACCTCAATGAGTCGGTCACGGTAAGTTCCAACACCTTAATTTCTTTGAAGGCGTCGTAGTTCAGTTCTTGAATAGCACGCTTAGCATGGAACAAGACCTTGTAACGCTCTCCATTATTTACAAGAGATTGATTACCCGTATGCATCAACAAAAAATTGTTGACGATATCAAATAGACTTACGTATTGGTACGATCCCCAATTAGCATCTTGAGGGGTGTTACCATTGTTGTCATAATATTCGTATTGCGAAATATAAGCCATAGTCTATTATTGTTGTTGGTTAAGTGCAGATTTGTCCTGTTGTTCCTGAGCCATAGCAAATTGAGTAACTGTTGTTTCTCTAATTGAGACACCACAGTACTGAAGTATCTTCATTACCAACTTGTACTCGTCCTCAGAAGGAAGCTCAAAGTCTTGGAAGTCAATTTGTGTTTGATCAAAGACAGGCTCTCCTCCCGCAAGAAGCACGTATGTCCACTTCGGTGGCTTGGGATATCTAAAGTAGATTGCACTTACGTTTCCATATGCCGCAGTCCTTGGAGGATGAGGGGTAAGCGCAGTCTTAGATAGTGTATACGCAGGAAACATTTCTGAAGGAGCAGTAAGAAGAGATGAGTTAAGTCTAAATATATTTCCGTCTGTCACCTTCTCTGCCTCTGATATATCTGTTGCTGAGTATATGGCGTAACCATCTCCCGTATTTATGGGAAATATATCACTACTCAATGCCAGCGTGTCGATAAATAAAACGCTTTCAACAACAGCATTAGTGAATGTAGTTAAATTAACTATGATATCCCCGGGGACAACGCCTATTGTAAAAAAATCCGCAGTAGTATCTATAAGCTCAAAGGGGACTATAGTGGTATTAGTTCCTTCGTACCTCTTTTCATTATAGTAAGACACTCGGCTAAACATATAACCAAAATTACCCGTCGTTATATTAGAAGGAATATTAAACTGATTACTTAACCCACCTGATGAATAGAATATCGGAAGTAAAAAATCAGATATTAAAAACAACTCTAACGTCTCAGCCAAAGGCTTGGATAGATTAGCGTAGTCACTACCTGCCAATCTTCTATTCTCAAGATTTATAATCTTATTGTAATTGCTGTAGTACTCTTCATACAATTCCATCTGCGCTTGCTGTGCATACAGATTAAAATCAGAAGGAGAGATGTACCCGTAGTTATTCTTATTCAGTACAGATAGAACCGTGTTTCTTACTGAGTTTATCATCGTTACTTTTTTACAAATATAGTGAAAAAAATAAGGGTTCGAAAACCCTTATCTTTCATCATGAATCACATCAAACCAAAATCAACTTTCCAATAACATATCTAACATCTTCAACCCATCAATACCTTCATCACTCATTAAGAATGACATGGCTGTATCAAACGGATCTCCGTTAAATGGTATTGAACACATCTTCTTTTTATTAGTAGACGTGTTGTACCACAATTCTTTATTATTATTTCTAACGCTAATGTGTCCATTCTCAAAGAATGTTCTAACCTTAGCCTGAAACTTCAACTCAGGGTCATTGATTGCATTTAAAAAATCAGAAGGATATCTCTTAGCAAAAACTAAGATGTCTCTTTTAAGCTCAGCCGTAGAGATAGTAGAGGGGTCAGTGCCAAATAGCACTCGTGTAATCATTTCAATCTGTCCGATATCAAGAGACCTTGCCTCTATCAACGCATCAACCTCCATGTTAAGATCCTGTACTTCTGCTGAAGCGTCCTTCTCTTTATCCAACTCAGCAAATAAAGTTCCGTTATGAGGGTGGTAGTGTAAAAACTTTTGAAGAGCGACATTTCTTTTCTCTACATTTAAGAAACCATCTTCAAAAACAATGGGCTCTAAGATAGCGTTGCCATCTTGCTCATCTTCAAAGGGGGAGTTCTGATTTGTTGCGTATCTAAGTGCGCGGTTTTTTTGTTTCTCCTCATCAAACCACATCAGTGGAAAGCGAGGGTTATTGCGAGAAGCAATAGTGTAAGAGAGTGGTGCAGTGCCTAATAACTTGTACACCTTGTCTGTTAAAATTGGAGCTTTTGCCATTTTATTATAGATTTAATTTGATTAAAGATAAAAAGAAGTGTGCCCGAAGGCACACCTCTTTAGAGTTTTTGTTACGATTAGTTACCGTAACGGAATAACATGAAGTTGTTAGCACCTAAGGTACATACGCAACGCTCAGAAAGGAAGTTAACCTCCATTGCATCTAAGTCGCTTGTCTGAGCACCTCCGGCAGAACCTGTGATCCACGTCTTGTAACGACGATCTTCAGCTTCGCTTGCACGGTAACGAACGTGTAGGAATGGACGCTTAGCGTTCTTACCCATGATTTGATCGTACACTGAGGTAGATCCTGCAGGAACTAATAATCCGTTTACAGTACCGATAGTATTGTTTACAGAGTTAGCAGCTCTAAGACTACCACGCATTGTTGGATCGTTCAAGTATTTCCAATCAGACTTGTAGAAGTCATAACCACGACGGAATCCTGTGAATCCTAAGTTCAATGCCATCTCAGTATCGTTATCAAACAATCCGTAAGAAGCACCGAAAGATGGAGTTGCAGCTGCTGCAGTGCTTGCTCCATTCAATCCCGCTAACATGTTGTCTACATCAAATCCCATTTGACGATTAACGAACAATACGTTCTCTTCGATAGCACCTTGTTGGTCTAAACGAGCAACGATAGTATCCCACTCAGCTAATGTAGTTGGATTACCTGCACCCCACACGTTACCGCGATCGTTAACAGCATAAAATACACCTTCAGTACCTGCTGATGGAGTAGTACCACCACTAAGAGCAGCCAATGCTCCTGAACCTGCTTCAGCGGGAACCGCTTCAACCATCGCAGTCTCTAAGTAATCTTCAAAACGAAGACGAGTCTCGTGCTCAGACTTCAAATACCAAAGGTATCCTGTAGCTCCGTTCTCGGTAGTTACTTCAACCCATCCGATTTGAGCCATGTCAGAACCATTAACCGCATAACGGTCTTTAAGGATGATAGGTCTGTTAGAGAAGATCTCATCTTCAGCTTCCAAAGAACCAAGCATTCCATTAGTTCCTTTCTTGAACTCAGAACCGTAAATGAATATAGTACAAACATCGGTGTTAGCAATGTTTACACCAGCCTCGTAGAAAGCAACAGTAACAGTGTAAGGACCTGCTGCAGGAGTTGATACAGCTGTAACAACTGCACGGTTACTTGCTCCTGAAGCGTTAACTTGAATAAACAATGTTTGACCTACACGGATAGCAACTGAAGTGATTCCAGCGTCAGTGATAGTGAAAGTACCAACACCTGCTGCAACTAATGATGCAGTACAAATAGTGTACTTAATGTGAAGACGTCCTTGCTCAGCCCATTTGATTTGGTCAGAGTTAGAAGGAATTTCAGCACCTACCATTCTCAAGAATGAAGATACTGTACGATTACCATAACGCTCAAATTCTTTCTCGTAAGTATCAGGAAGATACTGATTCAAGAAGTTGAAGTTAGTAATGTAGTTTGTTTGCAACGCAACCTGCTCTGCGGCGGGTTGCAATTGATAACCGGGGGTAGCTAATATTGCCATTTTTTTAATTTTTTATTTTATATTCTTTTTGCGCTATGAATTTTTAATCCCCTTCCGGAGTCAGGATTCACTGCTTTAACCTGAAAACCACCTGACCCTGAAGATGCTTCTGTTGCCCTACGCTCTGACATGTTCACGTTTTTTATTTTACGTGTGACATCATCTGTTGCGTCTGACATGCCTTGCTCATAAAAGAACTTAGCAAACTTATCAGGGTTCATTGCAATTGATAACGATCTGTGGTATCCGGTTGCGTCTTTAATAAGACCACTCTCATCCAAGTACTTTTGAATAAAGTTCTGTGGAGTAGATTGACTTTTCTTTAACTCAGCCGTATCTCCCGGAGAGAATGTAAGTTTTCGGTTATTCACATCGAACTCAAAACCTTTGAACTCGTTGCCAAATACCTCGCTTGTCTTTTGGTCAAACCATTGACGCTTACGATTGTTCTCCTCTTCAACCGTTTTCGATTGCTGTATGTATTGCTTATATGCATTGAGTTCTTCTTTGTCGCTCTCAGAAATACTTGCCGCACTTGACTCAAGGGGCATTTTGTATTTTTCCTTCTGCTCGTTGAAAAACTTTTTTGCTTCCGCAACAACTTTTTTTCTTGCGATTTTTATCCTCTTAACTGCAGACTCATCATCAAGATCTTCATCATATGTGTAGTCTTCCATTAACGACTCGATATCATCACTATCAAGTCCCTCCTGTGTGGAGTGGAGATAATTTTTTAAAAGCTTATCCGAGTCCATGACTTCAAAGTCTTCCTTTAACTTAACGAAGTCATCAAAGCCACGGCCTGTATCTTTCTTGTATTTCATATAAGCAGCTACGTCTTCAGGCATCTCTTCAGCCTGACTACGCTCAGCCATCAACTCATCAAATGAATTGATTTGCTTATTGTATCGCTTTCCAATATATGAAAGAACGTCTTCTTCTCTTAACTCATTCTCCTGCGGTGTATCAACCACTTGTGCTACCGCTGTATCTGCTACTACTGCTCCTTCTAATACCGCTGCTTGAGCGGCCTCGTGGTTAGCAATCAATTCAGCTTCTTTTTCAGCAACACCTTTCGTGTCACCCGTGTCAATAACTCTTACTGATGTAAATTCCATTTGATTTAATTTTTACAAAGTTAGGTAAAATTTTAATATGTTTTTATCGTGGTTCAAATTCAGCAAAATCAAAGCCATCTAAGCTATCTTCATTAGACTCAAAGTTTAATGATGGAAGATTGTTCTTACGCTGCTCAATCAACTTAGACTGTTGAGTATTCTGAATACCTATTCTATCATCTTTAGCTTTTTCTTTCTGCATGTCACGCTGACTCAATGTTCCTGACTGAAGCTGAGCAACCTGCATATTATACTTAAACTCCTCAGCCATCAGCTGAATTTTAAGTTGAGCCTCTTGTTTCATCTTCTCAATATCAAAAGCTACCTCTGCTTGTTTTAGCTGCATCTTAGCCTGCGAATCCATCTGAATCTTTTGCATAGCAACCTGACCCGCCATCTCTTGAGATTTTAAGTTTTGTTCAGAGACAAGAGCTTGCTTCTGCATGTTCATCTTCTCCTCTCTTTGCTGCTTCTTTGTTCTCTTGAGCTTGAGCAACTGATTAGCAAGTTTTAGATTGCGTATCTCCCTGATGTCGATGGCATTTTCAATGACAATGTTCCCGCTTGCCAATGCAATCTGAATGTTGGCCTCAAGCTGAGCACGTTGCTCTTCATCAGGAGACAA